AATAGCTACAAAAACAAGGTACTCACGGAACTATGTAAACCAACAGCTAAATCGTTTAATAACATTAGACAAATAATTGCTGATTCAAATGTAAGTGATTTTGAAGACATGTTTAGGTTTCTATATGATAATGTAGAAAAATATGCTCCACTAAGTGTAGGTGAGGTAGTAATTTATATTGAAGAATATCAATACCACTCTAACTTTAGAATCGATAAAGAAATTAATACAATGGCTTTGATATCCAGAATCTTATCATTAATTTCCAGTAAAAGAGTAATATGAAGAAATTCATAATGTTCTTTATAGTGTGGATAGCTAGTAATTTGTCTATACCGTTTTGGGCGGTAGGACATATTAATTTAACTATGAATGTATATGAAGACATTTATGAAATATTAGCTTCAGTTGGTATGAATATTTTAGTAGCAACTGGATTTTGGATTGAATGGAAAAAACATAAAAAAGAAAACTATGAGCAATAAACAACAAATGAATGTCAATATTGACATTAAAAACACTAAAGCAATCACATCACCGGAAGGCAATCAAGTATTTTCCGAAGGAGTTATTCTACGTAAAGTATCTCGTTTTATATCAGGTACATCAGAAGACGGAGTTATTCCAGTACCTGTATTTTATGATGTAGTTACAGGAAAAGTATTAGTAGAATTACTTCCTAAAGAATTAAGGGATGAATTTGAAGGTAGTTCAACAGACCATTCAATGGATTAATAAATGACAATATTTGATTGGCTTAAAGAGATAACAACAACGAAATCAGCTTGGTCTTCTTTTACAGAAGATCAGCAAAATTCGTTCAATTCTTACATGGTTTGTCGGTTTGTTAGTATGTATGAGGAGTATACTGAGGTTGCGAATTATGGCCAAAGGATACCATATCCCGAAAAAGAAAAAACCTATAAATACTACTGCCATATGTTACCTAAAAAGAATGTCTTCCTTAAGTATGTGAAAAGTTCACGTAAAAAATCAAACGAACAATTGTTACAACACATTGCTAATCATTTTACAGTATCATTAGGTGAGGCAGAAGAATACATTGAGTTATTAAAAAAAGCCGGAGTAGAACAAATCCTTGAAAAATCAGGAGTTGATGAAAAAGAGATAAAACGGTTATTAAAAGAAGTCAAATGACAAAAAACAGCGATCTAGGAATTAGAGGAGAACATCCTGAAACAAGAACCATTTTAAAAACAGATACAGTAGTAGATTCTATTGTTGATAGTTTTATTTCAAGAGCAGCTAAAGGTAAAGACAAATATGGACATACCTTAGACAGACAAGATTTATCAACTTTAGAGTGGATTCGTCATGCCCAAGAAGAACTTATGGATGGTATTCTTTATTTAGAAAAACTTAAGAAAACCTTAGGTGGCTAAGAAGAAAAAAATACCTGCTATTATAAAGCAGATACAAAACCAACCTATTAATGAGGTTAATTATGCGACTCAAAAATCGATCTCGTATAGTCAACTTTCAATGTATACTAACTGCCCACGTAAATGGTCTTTACAATATAAGGACGGCCATTACACGTCTGAATCATCAATCCATATGACATTTGGGACTGCGTTGCATGAGACATTACAGCATTATATAACCACTATATATGCGGTTAGTGGCGCTGAAGCTGACCGGATTGACCTAGATGCTTATTTTGAGGAACGTTTTAGAGAAACATATTTAAAAGACTATAAATCAAATAAAAAAGTACACTTTAGTGACCCTGTCCAAATGAAGGAATTTTTTGAAGATGGACTTGAAATTATTAAAGTTGTAAAGAAAAACAGGGGTGGCCATTTTGGTAAACGAGGATGGTATCTAGTTGGTTGTGAGGTTCCTATTGTTTTAACTCCATTACCACAATTTAATAATGTTTTATATAAAGGCTATTTAGATGTTGTTTTATATCATGAGCCAACTAATAGTTTTAAAATTTTAGATATTAAAACATCTACTAAGGGTTGGAGTGATTATGAGAAAAAAGATGAGACAAAACAATTCCAATTAATACTTTATAAACATTTCTTTGCTAAACAGTTTGGAGTTGAAGTTGATAAAATTGATATTGAGTTCTTTATTGTTAAGCGCAAATTATGGGAAAATTCACCTTACCCATTATCTAGAATACAAGAATTTACTCCAGCATCAGGTAAGGTAAAAATGAATAAAGCAGTAAATGCAATGACAAGTTTTATAGAAGGTGTGTTTACTACAAACGGTTCTTATAAAGATATAACTCATGAGCCAAATCCTAATCTTAATAGTTGTAAATTCTGCCCTTTTAAAAATAATAAAGAACTTTGTGATAAAGGTATATCTTAGGAAATCCTCATATACGTATATATAATAAAAATAAAAGCTATGACAACAAAAAAAGATATGACATTAACCTCTGTCAAAGTACAAAGTGAGTTATTTGATCAATTTAAAATAAATTGTGTAAAATATAAATTCTCATTACAAAAACTTACAGACCGATCTATTCATCTTTACTTAACAGATGATGAGTTTCGAAAACAAATCCATTCTCATGTTAATACTGATTTTGAGAAAAAGTATTAATTAAAATTAGGTTTTTAAAAATAAAAAAGTTATATTATACCATATGAATTCAAAATTTGCTTATCTTCCGCCACAGGATAGAAAAAAAATTATGCTAATATGTGACGACATTAGAGTTCACTCTGGAGTAGCAACAGTAGCCAAAGAAATTGTAGTCCACACTGCTCAACATTTTAATTGGGTAAATTTAGGAGGAGCAATAACACATCCTGAAGCTGGTAAACGTTTAGATTTATCACCATCAACCAATGATATTACAGGATTGACAGATTCATCTGTTATTATGTATCCTGTTAATGAATATGGTAATCCAGACATCTTAAGACAATTAATACAAATTGAAAAACCAGATGCAATAATGTTAATTACTGATCCTCGTTATTTTATTTGGTTATTTGCTATGGAAAATGAAATTAGAAAAACAATTCCTATTGCTTATTTAAACATTTGGGACGATTATCCAGCACCACTATATAATTTACCTTACTATGAGGCTTGTGATTTATTAATGGGTATTAGTAAACAAACAGTAAATATTAATAAATTAGTATTAGGAGATAAAGCTAAAAATAAAATCATTCGTTATGTGCCTCATGGATTAAATCATGAAATATTTAAACCTTTAGATGAAAATGATTCTAATTTAAAAGAATTTAAGAAAAATTTATTTAAAGGTAAAGAATATGATTTTGCTTTACTATTTAATTCTAGAAATATTAGACGTAAACAAATTCCAGACACTATTTTAGCATATAGACATTTTATTGATACTTTACCTATTGAAAAAGCTAAAAAATGTTGTTTAGTATTACATACTGAAAGAGTTAATGAACATGGTACAGATTTAGATGCTGTAATTGAATTATTAGCTAATGGAGAACAATATAATATTTTATTTACAGATGCTAGATTTGATTCTAATCAGATGAATATGTTATATAATAGTACTGATGCTCAAATTTTATTAACCTCTAATGAAGGTTGGGGATTAAGTTTAACTGAAGCTATTTTATCTGGTAAGCCTATTATTGCTAATGTGACAGGTGGTATGCAAGACCAAATGAGGTTTGAATTTGAAGATGGAACTTGGATTGATTTTGATTCTGAATTTCCATCTAACCATAGAGGCACAATAAAAAAGCATGGTAAATGGGCATTTCCAGTATATCCATCATCTAGAACAATAGTTGGTTCACCACCAACACCTTATATTTGGGATGATACATGTCGTCCAGAAGATGCAGCTGAACAAATTAAAGCTATTTATAACTTGACTCCAGAAGAAAAAAAGGAAAGAGGTTTAGCTGGTAGAGAATGGGCAATAGGTGAAGAAGCAGGATTTACAGGTGAACATCAAGGTAAAAGAGTTATTGAGGCATTTGATGAATTATTTTCTACTTGGAAGCCAAGAGAAAAATATGAATTGATTAATACAAATGAAGCTAAAGATAGAGTTATAAACCATAAATTGTTATATTAAAAAAATGAATAAACCATTATTTGTAATTAGTAGCTGCTTTGATACATACTCAGGCTACGGGGCTAGGAGTCGTGATTTAATTAAAGCTATTATTAACACAGACCGATATGATGTCAAATTATTATCCCAACGATGGGGAGCCACACCATTTGGATTTTGTAATGATAATCCAGAATGGAAGTTTTTACTAGACTTATCATTACCTCAAAACCAATTAACTACAAAACCAGACATTTGGGCTCAAGTTACTATTCCTAGTGAATTTCAACCTGTAGGAAAATATAACATTGGATTTACAGCTGGAATTGAGAGCACAGTATGTGCTGGGGATTGGATTGAAGGATTAAATAGGATGGATCTAAACATTGTTTCCTCAGAACATTCTAAAAAAGTATTTAATGATTCTACATTTGAAAAAAGAAATTCAAAAACAAATGCTTTAGAGGGTGAAGTTAAATTAGAAAAGCCTGTTGAAGTATTATTTGAAGGTGTTAACACAGATATCTATAAAGTAATTAATACTCCTTGTTCATTAGATATTCAAATTAAAGAAAAATTTGCTTACTTGTTTGTAGGACATTGGATGCAAGGTGATTTAGGTGAAGATAGAAAAAATGTAGGTTTGTTAATAAAAGCATTTTATGAAACCTTTAAAAATAAAACCAACAAACCAGCATTAATTTTAAAAACATCTCAAACAGGTTCATCATATGTTGATAGAGAAGAAATTTTAAAGAAAATTAAAAAAATCCGCAAAACATTAAACTCTGATGATTTGCCTAATGTTTATTTATTGCATGGTGAGTTCACAGATGAAGAAATGAATGAACTCTATAATCACTCTAAAGTAAAAGCTATGATTAGTTTAACTAAAGGTGAAGGATTTGGAAGACCATTACTTGAATTTACATTAACTAAAAAACCATTAATTGCTACAGGATGGTCAGGCCAAATGGATTTTCTTGATCCTAAGTTTACTGCTTTAATTGGAGGTGGATTAACTAATGTTCATCCTAGTGCTGTTAATCAATGGTTGTTAGCTGAATCACAATGGTTTTCTCCTGATCCAAGTCAAATAGGTTTTTATTTAAAAGATGTATTTGAGAATTACAAAAAATATACTGAAAAGGCTAAACGTCAAGCATTTAAATCTAAAGTTGAATTTAGTTGGGATAAAATGGCTGATAAATTAAATGAATTACTTATTAAATGTGTTCCTGAATTTCCAAAAGAAGTGGAACTTAAATTACCTCAATTAAAGAAAATTGAACTACCAAAACTTAAAAAATTAAATACAAATGGATAATCTAATTAATTGTACTCGATGTAATTCAGATGCCTGTTACTTAAATGAAGTAACTCAAGACATTAAAACATATTTTTGTTATGGATGTGGTTATCAAGCTAATTCTATAATGAAAGAAGGTGAAGAATTTTATGAACAACAGATAGCTATACTACCAGAACTTTATAAAGATTTACTTAATAAAGATGATGATGGGATGATTTGGATGCCTTCAACAATCAATTTACCTCAACAAGGTATGGTTTTTGCTAATGGTCCTTCTAAAGAGGATTGGGGTTGGGCAGCTGTAAAAGCTGTTCCTGTGACTAAAGAAGAAAAAGAAAAATATCCTCTTCCAGGCAAAAAAGGAGAATATTATGAATGGAGAATGGATATGACTACTCTTCAAATGTTCCCTGAACATGACTTTATGGAAGCACTTTCATACATTGGAGTACTACCAGAATGATTAGTATAGCAATAACAGTTTGCAACGAACATAAGGAGTTAGAGACTCTATTGGATTATTTATCTGAACGAGCTCTATCTCCAGACTATGAAATTGTTGTTCAAATTGATGAAGAAAATCATACTTTAGAAGTACTTCATGCTATTATAGATAGAGGTATTAAACATCATTTCTTTCCATTAAATAAAGATTTTGCCGCTTATAAAAATGAACTGAAAAAACATTGTTCTGGAGAGCATATTTTTCAAATTGATGCAGATGAAATACCAAATTTAGAATTGCTTACTATGTTACCTAGTATTTTAGAAACTAATCCAGATGTAGATGTATATTTAGTTCCTAGGATTAATACTGTAAGTGGTATTACTGAAGAACACATTCAAAAATGGAAATGGAGGGTTGAAGGTGATAGAATTAATTTCCCTGATTACCAATGGAGAATCTATAAAAACATACCTACAGTCAAATGGATAAATAAAGTACATGAACGCTTGGATGGGTTCAAAATTTACAGTACATTACCACCACAAGATGAATTTTGTTTACTTCATCCAAAAACAATTGAACGACAAGAAAAACAAAATAATTTTTACAACACGTTATGATATATTGGTTCACAGGACAACCCGGACATGGTAAAACAGTTTTAGCAACTGCTTTTAAAGAGTATTTAAATAATAATTGTTTCCATATTGATGGGGATGATATTAGAGAAATTTTTGATAATAAAGATTACTCGGAGGCAGGTCGTATGAAAAATATTGAACTAGCTCAACATTTATCTCATTTTCTACATAAAAAAGGACAAAATGTAGTTGTATCTTTAGTTTCACCTTATAAAGATCAAAGAGAGACTTTTAAACATAAACTAGGAAAAGGCATTTTAGAATATTATATTCACACCACAGACATTAGAGGTAGAGAAAATTATCATGTTGATGGATATGAAGCACCTACTGAAGATTTTTGTGGTATAGACACAACAAATATTTCACCTTTAGATAGTTTAAAACAAATTATTAGTTATGCAAAATTGGGATAAAAAAATACATGTACAGTCTTCTTTACCGGCTAAAGAAGGACAATGTGCTATGTTTGTAGGTAGATGGCAACCACTTCATACAGGACATCAAGAACTATTTAAAAGAGCACTAGATGAAGGTAAAGATGTCTTAATTTGTATTAGAGATGTCCAACCAGATGAAAAAAATCCATTTGGAGCATGGCAAATAATGAATCAAATTGCTCGTCATTACCAAGAAGAACCTCGAGTTAGAGTAATGGTTATTCCAGATATTTGCTCTATTGAGTTTGGTCGTGGTGTTGGTTATGATATTATTGAACATATTCCACCTACAGTAATTGGAGAAATTTCTGCTACTAAAATTAGGGAACAAATGAAAGCCGAAGGTAAGTTATGAGCACTTCAAAAACCTATCAAATAAGATTTAATACTGTATCTAAAGATGATACCGAAAGGTGGAGACTAATTGAAAACGGCAATGAAACATTAGTAGCAAATATTATTATTGATGGTTCTACTTATACAACTAAAGACTGGATGGAAGAAATTCAGGATTATAAGTGGCATGTTACTTGTGAGGGTCATTGTGAGGTTAAAAACAATATTGCTTACATTAAAACAGTTAAAGAAAAATCAGTATTAAAAAGACATATCCTAAAAGCAATTTCATGGAGAGCAATTGGTACTATTGATACTATGATTTTGGGGTGGATTATTACTGGAAGCCCTTTAACAGGTTTAAAGATTGGAGCATTAGAAATTTTAACTAAAATGACTTTGTATTTTCTTCACGAAAGAATTTGGTACAAATACGTTAAAATTAAGAAATGAAAATTTTAATTACTGGGGCTAATGGTTATATAGGTAAAACTTTATATAACTCTTTAAATACAAAGTACGATGTAGTACCTTTGTCTAGAAAAGAATTAGACGTAACCAATTTAAAACAAGTTAAGGATTATTTAAAAAATAAATACTTTGATGTTGTTATACATTGTGCTGTTGAAGGCGGTCTTAGACTAGAACCAGAAAATTCTTCTATCCTGGATAGTAATTTAAAAATGTATTATAATTTATTAGAATGTAAAAATCACTTTAATAAATTCTTTTACTTTGGCTCTGGAGCCGAAAAACAAGATACATTTTATGGGTTAAGTAAAAAAGTATTAAACCAATCTATCCAGGATAAAGATAATTTCCATAACATAAGAATATTTGCTGTATTTGATGAAAACGAATTAGAATCTAAATTTGTCAAAACAAATATTCGTAATTATATTACCTACAAAGATATGGAAATATTTCAAAATAAGTATATGGATTTTTTCTATATGGATGATTTAATTACACTAATGGATTATTGTGTTGTGACTGATAATTTACCAAAAGAAATAAATTGTAGTTATAATTATTCTCCTACTTTATATGATGTTGTCCAAATTATTAACAATTTAAGTGATTATAAAGTAAATATTAATATAGAAGAATGGGGTATGGCTCCACTTTTTAATGGTAGTTTTACTGATTTAGGGTTAAATTACATTGGTTTAGAACAAGGTATAAAAAACGTTTATAATAAATTAAAAAATGAATATTAAAATCATAAGTCATATAATGCCTTGGGACATTGATTATGCTTTATTAATGTTTACCCAATTAAAAAAATCCCAATACCACTTACCAGAAGATGTTAACGTAACTATAGATGTTGAGTTAAATCTTTCTAGTTATGTTATTAATTGGGAAGAGAGTAAATTACCAAAAGAGTATTTTATTGAAAAATATAACACATTGTTATTGCTTTTAAGTGGTTATAATGTGGTTACAAACGTATATGACGGCAACGAATTATATGGTCATCTAGATCAACAACGTCGAATAATATCGCCTGAAGTAGATTACTATATGGGTATATGTCCTGATGTTTATTTTAGTGAATATACTTTAGCTTACTTGATTGAATCTGCTAAACATATAGAGGATAAATATTTTGTTATTAACCCACAACATAGGAAATTAACAGATGACACTTGGAATCCTACTACTGATCCTGATTATGTAAATGTACCCTTTGAACATTATAATAATGTTAGTTTCTTTGATATAAGAAACAATACTAAAACAAAACAACCAGAAGTATATCTTACTCCAGTAGAAAAAATTAAATTTGCTGGGTGGTGTGATTTATATAGTAAAGCATTTTATGAAGACTTAGTTCCAATACATGATAATTGGCATGGATATGGTCCTTGGGATTTATATTGTATGTTAATAATGCATTTTGGTAAACAATTAGGAGTCCCATCACAACAATATCTTTTAAGAGGATTAACAATTGGAGATTATGGGACAGGCCCATTACATCCAG